ATGTGCAAACAGATTTTGGATCGGGTCAAGTATTAGTTTACATGACACCAACACCTGAAGTATCTGGTGGTGGTTCAAAAATTTTAACTATTGTAACAAACACGGGAACAGATGCAGACTCTAACAAGTTAAGAGATGGTATAAACGCCGCATTGACTGCAAATCCAGGTGGTAGAGTAGTAGAAGTTCCAAATAACTTTGGCGGAATTGATTCAGTAGTCTGGACAGCATTTGCATAATTATGAAACCAAGGGGATTAGGAGACACTATAGCTGGGTTTACCAAGAAAACAGGCATTAAACACGTAGTTGATACTGTGTCTAAGGGTCTTAATATCCCCTGTGGTTGTAATAATAGACAAGAGTGGTTTAATAAAAAATTTCCTTATAAATTATGAGTGGGATAAAAATAAAACCATTTTACCCTACAAGCGTTGCACCAGTATACGAGAGAGACATGAAAGGCGATCCAGCCGTAGGTAGAACTCTTAAAAACGGTGTAATTATAATGGACAAGGACTTGTCGCCGGCTATGCGAAAAGAAACACATTCTCATGAACAAACTCACGTTAATCAAATGCATAACGATGGTTTTACATGGGACGACAATCACATATATTTTAAAGGAAAAAAATATCCAAAACAATTGTTTTTAGAAGGCAAAGGCCCATGGGAAGGACCTGCTTATAAAAACGAAATAAAAGCAAAATAAAAATGGCAAAAAAAGGAAAAGGCATGGACGGTTATAGTTATAAAGTTCCTGCAGAAAAACTAAAAAAAATCGAAGATAGCTCTGCAAAAATGGGTTATAAACAAAAATTTGGAAAAGAAAGAATGTCACCAGGAAAAATGGGTGATATGACAGCCGCTAAAATGGCTCATGGAGATTCAGCTTCTAAATATTACGATGGAGCTGGTATGTACATGAATGGAGCGCCTAAATATATAGGAGCTGCTAAACATGGTGGACCTCATAATGATGGTGATGATAAAAAGAAAAATACTTCTGGAATTTTTGGTGGTGACACTATAATGGGAGATGAAAACCAAGATGGAAATATGTTTACACGTGCTTTAGATAAATTTAAAGCAGGTACTTACAGATCTGATGAACAAGCAGCAAGAGCTAAGTCGACACAGCAAGGTATAAATCAAAGATTTGAGCAAGCTATTAGAGATAAAGGTTTATTTCCAGCAATAAAAGAAACCTTCTTTAACTAGACGTTAATGAAAAAAATTTGGCAATGGTTAACTGGTAACGTCATCAAAGAGGTTGGTGACGTTATCGATAAACTAACTACTACCAAAGAAGAAAAGTTAGAAGCACAAAGGCTAATAACTGAAATTCTTGAGAAAGCCGACAAGGAGGCGCAAGAGCAGGTTACAGCCCGGTGGAAAGCCGACATGGCATCTGATAGTAAGTTATCTAAAAATATACGACCAATGGTATTGGTATATTTAACGATTATATTTACTGCTTGCGCTTTTTTTGATGGTAATATAGGTGAGTTTAAAATTGCCGATGAATATATACCAATATTCCAAACCCTTTTAGTTACAGTGTATGGCGCCTATTTTGTAGGTCGTAGCTGGGAGAAAGCAAAGTCCATGCAATCAAATAAATAATTAAATTAAATTAAATTAAAATGTCAGTAAATAAAATTACAGAAAAAGAATTAGAGAAGGTTGTTGAACAACAAAAACAAATCAACGATTTGTTATTATCAATTGGCTCTTTTGAAAGTCAAAAACACAGTGCGCTTCATAAAATAGCTACAGTTAACGAAGCTATTGAGTTAACTAAAAAAGAGTTAGAAGCTAAATACGGTCAAATAAATATAGATCTAACAGACGGATCATATACTAAACTAGAAGAAACTAAAGAGTAATGGACAATGTCATAAGAAAAATCAGTATAGGTGCTGATTATAAAAATGACGCTATGCATTATTCTGTAGGTCAAGAGGTATATGGTGGTCATATTATATCTCATATTTTATTTGAAGATGTAGATTTATCATATAACATATTTATTAAAAAGAATAACGAGGTATTGCCTTGGAAGAAGTTTAATTCTAATATGGCAATATCTATAGAGTATGATCTACAGTACTAATGAAAAGCGTATATGACTTTATTATAAAGCCATTAGGTGAAAGATATTCTAATACTAAAAAAATAGGTGATGTAAACTTAGTTGTTAATACTAAAGTTGAAAACTGGAAATTTGTAAATAGATTTGCTGAAGTAATAGAAACACCATTGGCTATAGCGACACCTGTAAAAAAAGGTGATATAGTTGTAGTTCACCAAAATATATTTAGAAGATACTACAATATGCAAGGCAGGCAAAGTAACGGACGTTCTTATTTTAAAGATGGTTTGTATTTTGCTTCTGTTGACCAAGTTTATTTATATAAAAGAAATAAAAACTGGAAATCCTTAAACAGTAGATGCTTTATTTTACCTATTAAAAATTCTAACTCTCTATCAAACAATAAAGAGCAAAACAATATTGGGATATTAAAAATAGGTAATAGCTCGTTAGAAGAGCTAGGAATAACTCCAGGATGTGTTGTTACATTTAAAGCAGGATCTGAATGGGAATTTAATATAGACGATATGCGTTTATATTGTATGAAATCAAATGATATTTTATTGGAACATGGACATAAAGAAAACCAAGCAGAGTATAATCCACGCTGGGCAGAGAGCGGTTGATGAGCTTATAAAGGTTGCTAAAGAACCTATAGTTGATAGTGATGATGATATATCTGCTGATAGATTAAAGAACGCTGCTGCTACAAAGAAACTTGCTATATTTGATGCATTTGAAATACTTCAAAGAATACAAGAAGAAGAGGATATGTTGAATGAAAAACCTAAAGAAGTTAAAGAAAGAACTTTTAAAGGTTTTGCAGAGGGAAGATCTAAATAATGTATACTCAAAATTTATATAAAATAATAGATAACCATATCAAGCCTAATATCATAAAAAAGAATAATAGGTATAAAAAATGGGAGTATGGGTATAACAAAGATCACGATGTTGTTGTAATTAGTAAAACAGGTCAGATAGATCAAATAATAGAAATACAAGGTTTAAAAATAGCTTTACCAAAGCAAAAAAATGTTGTAAAGTTTGAATCTAATAAGTGGCAATACACCGAGATACCAGATCAATTAAAGAAAATAAAAACAATATTTGACTGGGAAAATTATCCTATAGAGTTCAAAGAAAAGTGGTATGATTACATCGATCAAGAATTTACTCGCAGAGAAGAAGGCTTTTGGTTCTATAATAAGGATATGGCTACTTACATTACTGGTACTCACTATATGTACCTGCAGTGGTCCAAAATTGATGTTGGGAAACCAGACTATAGGGAAGCAAACAGATTATTCTTTATATTCTGGGAAGCTTGTAAAGCCGATCAACGATGTTATGGGATGTGCTATCTTAAAAACAGACGTTCTGGGTTTTCATTCATGGCAAGTGGAGAGGTCGTTAATTTGGCGACCATATCCTCTGACTCAAGGTATGGTATTTTATCGAAGTCTGGACCTGATGCCAAGACTATGTTTACAGACAAGGTGGTACCAATATCCGTTAATTACCCGTTCTTTTTCAAGCCGATACAGGACGGTATGGACCGACCAAAGACCGAGCTTGCGTACAGAGTACCAGCCAGTAAGTTCACAAGGCGTAAGATACTCGCAAACGAACCGCAAGAAGAATTACAAGGTTTGGACACCACGATTGACTGGAAAAACACAGGGGACAACTCGTACGATGGTGAGAAACTCAAACTACTTGTCCACGACGAGAGCGGCAAGTGGGAAAAGCCGAACAACATCCTCAACAACTGGAGGGTCACAAAGACGACGTTAAGATTAGGTAGTAGAATTATTGGCAAGTGTATGATGGGTAGCACTTGTAACGCTTTAGATAAAGGTGGTGAAAACTTTAAAAAAATCTACTATGACTCAGACGTTACGAAAAGAAACCGCAATGGACAAACTCGCTCAGGACTATATTCTTTGTTCATACCTATGGAATGGAACTACGAAGGGTACATTGATTCTTATGGCTTACCTGTATTCGACACACCGCAAAAAGAAGTTTTAGGTCCACACGGCGATATAATAGATTTAGGTGTTATAGATTATTGGCAAAATGAAGTTGATGGTTTAAAGGGCGATCAAGATGCTTTAAACGAATTTTATCGACAATTCCCAAGAACTGAAGAACACGCGTTTAGAGATGAAGCCAAACAGTCGTTATTTAATTTGACTAAAATATACGAGCAAATTGATTTTAATGGTGATTTAAAACATAGCAATTTAATAACAAAAGGAAGTTTTCAATGGGCTAACGGGACTAAAGATACTCAAGTTATTTTTGTTCCAAATAATAGCGGAAGATTTTTAGTTAGCTGGGTTCCACCTGAAAATCTACAAAATCGTGTAATATTAAAGAATGGAATAAAATATCCAGGTAATGAAGATCTTGGAGCTTTTGGTTGTGATAGTTATGACATATCAGGAACTGTAGACAGTAGAGGATCAAACGGATCTTTACACGGGCTTACAAAGTTTAGTATGTTAGATGTTCCACCTAACCATTTCTTTTTAGAATATATAGCTAGACCTCAAACTGCTGAAATATTTTTTGAAGATGTATTGATGGCGTGTGTGTTTTATGGCATGCCTTTATTAGCGGAAAATAATAAACCTAGACTTTTATATCATTTTAAAAGAAGAGGTTACAGAGGTTATTCAATGAATAGACCAGATAAAATATATAATAAATTATCTGTTACAGAAAAAGAAATAGGCGGTATACCTAACTCTAGTGAAGATATTAAGCAAGCACATGCTGCTGCTATTGAAACTTACATAGAAAATTTTGTAGGTTTTAATAATGATAAATACGGTGATATGTATTTTCAAAGAACTCTGAATGATTGGAGTAGATTTAATATAAATAACAGAACAAAGCATGATGCTTCTATTAGTTCTGGTTTAGCTATTATGGCTTGCAACAAGCATAGATATAGACCAGTTCCAAAAAGACAATTAGTATCATATGATTTAGGAATTAAAAGATACGATAACACTGGTAGTGTTTCTAAAATTATAAGATAAATGAATATAAATTATAATGCTAATAGCGCATTTCCCAATCAGGTGGTACCTTTGGAGGAAAAAATGAGCTTAAAGTATGGTAAACAAGTTGCTGACGCTATTCAATCAGAATGGTTTGCACAGGGTAGAACAAACGGCAATAGGTATTTAACTACCTTTAACAACTACCATACTCGTAGATTATATGCAAGAGGTGAACAACCTGTACAAAAATATAAAGACGAGTTATCAATTAACGGTGACTTAAGCTATTTAAACCTAGACTGGAAACCCGTACCTATATTATCAAAATTTGTAGACATACTAGTTAACGGTATATCAAACAAAGATTATGATAT